TCACCTTTCACGATACTCATTGAACCACTTTGTATAAACACCCAAATCTATTAAGCCTGTTGTTCTCGCTTCATTCAACGCGTGTTTAACACCCTTTAATCCGTCTTCTTCATATATATCGTCCAAAATATCTTTCATATCGCCAAGATAATACGTGTCATCTGCAGGCTCTTCCTTAGGTTTTTCGCCACCCTTAGGTTTTTCGCCACCCTTAGGTTTTCCGCTACCCTTAGGTTTTATAACCTCAGGCTCTTCCTCCGGCTCAACCACTTCGGCGATCATAGGTCCTACCCACCCGGCTCCGGCTATAGGCTGAGTCATTATTCCAAACGGAAGATTCAAACCACCGTTTGCCGCGGCTATCGCTTTCAACTCGGCATACGGATCATTTTTGTTAACCTCGGGATCATCCCCCTCAGCAGGATCTTCGCCCTCAACAGGATCTTCGCCCTCAACAGGATCCTCACCATCAGCAGGGTCCTCACCATCAGCAGGATCCTCACCCTCTGCGGGATCTTCGCCCTCAGCGGGATCGGTCGGTATTTTGATATATCTGTTTTCCGTAGGTGTAGGTTTGGTTATTGTAGGCGGGGATTCCGGATTCTGACCGTAAGGAGTGATACCAAGCGCCGAAAGCTTCGAATAGTCGCCGAACTGCGCCGCCAAAAGAGCATCCTCACGAAGCTCGCCCTTTTTCCAGTATTCTTCCATCTTAGCAATCTGTGCATCGGTAAATCCCGCATCCTTAAAGCCTGAAAAATCACCGAACATTGCCATATACTGAGCCTTCGCGAATGCCTTTTCAACTTCCTTTTCGGAAACTCCTTTTGCATGCGCCTCATTGAGTGCCGCAACAACCGCCTCTGTAAATCCGTATTTGTCCGCAATTTCCGGATTATCTCTGAGCACACTGTAATCACCGGTTGCCTGTGCGATTTCCATCAAACGGCTGATCGAATCCATGTCACGACCATATGCGGTCTCATCGTTATATCTTGCATCCGCAACGGCATCACGCTCGTCACGGTATGCAATTTCATCGGCGTATCGAGCATCCGCAACGGCATCACGTTCGTCACGGTATGCAATTTCATCGGCGTATCGTGCATCATCTACAGCCTCACGACCAAGCATATGATCACGCTCCCAGGAATTGTTCCACCTTCCGTAATCAATGTCATCCATCCCCTGCAATACACCAAGCTGATTATAAAGAGAAGCCTCTTCATCACGATACCTGCCATACGCCGCCTGCTCAAGCGCGGGAATATTCGCCGCAAGCTCCGACATATACCTGTTGTACGCCTGCTGTGAAGCAGATACCGCCGCTGTGGAAGCCTTGCCACCCGTAAGTGCCGCCGCATCACCGAGTGTGTCCTGCATCGCATATTTGCCGTTCTGCGTATAAACCTCTTCCAATGCTTTATAGGAATCATCCTTCGTGTAGTCATACTCAAACGGTTTACGGTTTATGATCGCAGATAACGTCTTGTCTATCTTGCCACCGTACTTGCTCTTGTACGTCGGACTCGTCCCGTTCTGATACTTGTATGTCTTCGCATAAGACAGACCTTCACCGTCTATCTTCGCATTCCTGCTTCTCTCAAGCGATGCCGCATAATCATAATCACCATGAGCAGCCGCCTCGCCGATCGCCGTTGTATAGTCAAAATCATCATCGGCAATGTAATCAACACCACCGTACTTCTTCGTCGTCCTCGCCATAAATCATCCCTCCGTATTTTTTCTCCCGATTTCAGAGAGTTTTTCCTCAAGTGTGTGTCCGTCGGTCATAACAATCCTGCTACCGTCTATTTCATCCATGATCTTCGTTATCTTGGAAATCAAGTCATTCAGCTCTCGGCATAACAGTTCTAATGCCGCTCTGTCGGATAATCCTTTTATATCAACAGCCTTGTTGTGCATCATGATTTTCCCCCCATACTCTCACGAAGCTTGGAAGAGATCCCCTTGATCCTTACATCACCATTGCCGGAAAGCCTGATACTGAATCCATCGCATCTCCTTATAGGGATCTCACAAACAAGTGCTGTATCTATACAGTAGAATACCTCCTTCATCATCTCGAAAGCACCGCCGTCATAAGATATTTCAATACGCATCGAGGATCCGGGAAAAAGACTGTATCTTACAGCAATCGAAGAAACGATCTTCTTCTTTTCCGAATAAAGATCAAAAGGTCCCAGCACAGCAGACCATCGCACTGCCTCATCTCCATCATTGATCCTGAAACAATTGTCCCGGTCTGCAATATAAATATCACCCGAGAGCTCGCACATGGATACGGTGTCGGTACCGTCCTCTATATACCAGAATCCATAATCCGTATCATATACATACAGATGTCGAACCCCCTTCTGATCCTTCATGGATATGTAATATCGTCTGTCATCATCTGCCGCAAACGCCTCGGTATACATACCTTCTCCCAGTTTTTTTGAAATGCATTCCGGGAAAGAACCGCTAAATACATATACACCACGCAAGCTTTTATAAAAAAGCCGTCCGGAAAGAGAGCATATGCTTTCACTGCACCCTCTCTGACATCCGTATGTCTCAATGCCTTGCAGTCTGTACATTGACGGTTTACTTCCGGAAAGTAAATGTATATGCCGTTCTTTGAACAGGACAATGTCCCCCGCATATGGAGCGATCCCGGTGAATTCTCCATCGGATCCGACCTCTACGCTGAATGAATCCATCGATGTCCCGGAGAAGTATCTGAAATTCAACGGATGTCCGAGTCTGGATGCCACGACGGTATTATCATCGCTGCAAACCCCGAAAAGCCTGTTGTCATTTTCACATATAAAACTCAATTTAGGAACAGTGCGGGTGATAGTAATAGCGCCGCCGTCGCCAACTTTTGTCGGAACAATCTGCGAACCCGAAAAGGTGAATTCTGTTTGTGTACTCGATATTCCGATATCAGTTATCACATATTCCGTCGCCTCATCACCGATGTCTTCTCCATCTGATATGTTGCCGATCTTAAGCACATCGCCTTCAGTAAAAGGGAAAAAATATTTTGCAAACTTCCGCATCCCGTATATAACATTGGACGGTGCTCCGAAATTACCATCGTGGAATGAAAATGTTATCTTATTGGTGCTTTGATCCACCAGGATATCATTCATCTCAAAAACAAGGACATCTTTGTTGTTTATAACAATAGTCGTATTTGGATAAAGTGCATCTGTACCGAAATCGTTATCAAGGTATACACACTCTCCATTCTCGGAAAAAGACAGCACATGATATTCACCGTTTGCACGAGGATTGAATGCCGCATCCGTAAAGTTCCACATTCTTATCGAATCGCCAACTTTCAGATAATCTTGCCACGGAAAATCTTCACGAATGAGACTGCTTATATCTCTCACAACCCTCATCTCGTTTCCGCACAGTTCCAAGCATCTACCATACCCGGGTACAATAGATACCCTCCCGTCCATTCTTCCGAATATATCATTGATATAGTCATAGAACACAAGATCCGGCGCAATACAGATCTTACCGTTACAAATCGCTATCGACTTTTCGGTATCTTTGTCAACATATCCGACCACTCTACCGTCATACCATAGCTTTCCATCTGCAATAAACGTAAGCTTTCCGTTCGCCCTAAAGACCTTGTCTATTTTTTCAAGTCCTTCGGGAAGCTGTATCGCATTTCTGGATCTGCGCGGAGAAAGATACGGATAATATCCGGATGAAAGGTTTGTCATCTCACTCATTTCCGAATTCATCCTTGCGGGAGTAGCATTGTATCCTCTGAATTCATTGATGTTAAAGCTCCCGTAAGGAACTTCATACCTTGCATATCCGTCAATCATAAATCAACCTCCGTCACCATAGCCCCGACACCTTGTGCTTGTCCGGGTTCCTATTCCTGTTGTAATATCTCGCATACGCAGAGTAAAGCTGCTGACATCTGCTGTACAGATTGTTATACAGCTCATACTCCTCACGTTCAAAATTAACCTGTGCCGCCGCATAATAACAGTACGCCTCATCATAAGGCGGCGGAAGCACAAGAACATCCTCGCTTGCCCGACACTCCGATACATCAATACCGAATATATCTATCTGTGCCCGCATATCAAGCTGATCAATATACCTTCCGAGCTTATCCGCCTCAAGCTCCGTGCCTATAAGCTCCGCCGCCCGTAGTATCGCTTCTCTCTTTGTCATATATCATTCTCCTTTTACAATTTGCCTGCAACCTTCCGCAGCAGCCAGTAAATATCCATATCCTTCGCCGCCTTCTTCTTCCATTTCTCCGGCTCGGTTATAACACCGATACCGGCGAGCAAAGAAACATATCCTTCTATCTCTTCCTCGATAGATCTGAGCTTTGAAGAATATGTACCTGCCTTGTTCGGAATGCCGATAAAGATAGCAGGATCTACCGTCACGGATGTACCTTTCTTCCTTACCTCAAAATGAGTGTGTTCCCCGAATGAATACCCCGTGTTCCCCATGATTCCGATCCTGTCGCCCTTCTTGACCTTCTGACCTTTCTTAACATACCGCTTCGCAAGATGGCACATAAATATACTGTACCCACCTGAATCGGTATCAAGACGAACGTAGTTGCCCCATTCCCAAGTTTTATTTGATTTACTTGTTACAATAGTGCTCGCCCCGATCACACCGTCACAAGGAGCAAAGACCGTCGGCGAGGAGATACCTACAAGGTCAATCCCCTTGTGATTATCACGCTTGCCGTTGAGTGTACGCCACCCGTAAGGAGACGTAACCTTAAATTCACCTTCAAAGCACGCATTCATTCCGAACTCCTCCTCTTTGTTCCGACCTTTGCCTTCTTCTCCGCTTCCTTCTCATCTTCCTTCTGCCATTCCCGCTCCTTGTATTTCTGCTTGTTCTCGTAGATCTTCCCGAGACATCCGCATTCAAACCCGAGTATACCGAGTACTCCATATACAAGAGCTTCCGGAACACCGCCCGTAGTTTCATAAAGCCGGATCATCTTAAGTACAAAAGCCACAAGTGTCACAGCAACGAATATAAGAGCAATATCCGACTTGCAGATCTTCTTATCCTTACTCTTCCTTGCCATTACCGTCACTCTCCTTGCTTCCGACCGCCGCCGCATCAACAAGTCCCTCTCCGACTATGTACGCTATAAGCACAGCTCCCGCCATTATAACAGACGTCGCCATAACAACAGTGTTGTCCGCACAACCTACCGCCGTCATAACAGATGTTGCAAAACCTACAACCGCCGCCCAGAACTTACGGCTGGTCAGCTTCTTCTTCCAGTCAATTTTCATATACATCTCTCCTTTACGAAAGAACATCCCACTTTGTGACTTCATCATGTATTTTGTCAATGAAGGAATTACCCTTCAAAGCCTTGTATGCCTCATAGAGCATAATAAAATTCTCCATCTCATACTGTCTGATCCTCTCATCCTCTCTGTGATGATAATAAATACGAAGCATCTCACTCCTGAGCTGACACTTCGTGCCCTCTTTAATCTTTTTGAGCGATGCCCAAACAGGAACAATAACTCCCGCAAGCACGCCAACCTCAGCGATAAATGCAACAATCGTCGATAATGTCATATCCTACCTCCTCAATAAATAATCTTAACATTTCCGACATAATCTACCGTTCTGTCACAGTATACGGTGATATAACAAGCATTTGCTTTTCCTGTACCGCCGTTGTCGGCAAGCCAAATAAATGCACATCCTCGTGCGGCAGCACATTCATTGGACGGTTCAAATACAGCCACAGACCCCAAAGGCACATCAAAGCCGCCTTCATAATCGTCATATACGTATCCGCCGTTGCCATCCTCTGCCCAAGATCCGCTGTTCATTACCAAATTTAATATGCCATGCTTGGCACCGTTAACAAGAACAGTTCCATCCTTCTTAACCGTAAAAACATTCTTCCTCGCCGATGCCGTACCGTTCCCGACTATAAATATCGCATCGCTGTCATCCGCATTGTATCGTCCTACAACAACCTGCCCCTGCTGCTTCGCATTAGTACCTTGACCTATAGCTGCAGACTGAGATCCTGATGCTGTGACATTTTCTCCGACTGCTAAAGAAGCTCTGGCTGTAGCCTTAGCGTTCTTACCCATAGCTATTGAGATATCACCACTCGCCTCAACATCAGCACCGCTTGTGAAAGCTGCATAACCCTTCGCATATGACCTTATACCCTGTGCATGGGAAAAGGTCCCTGAAGCTTCCGAGTCCTGACCTTCTACATGAGAGGACTGTCCCGAAGCAATTGTTCGATATCCTTCCGCATGAGCCTGTGCTGCACTCGCTATAGTACCATTACCTTCCGCATGAGAAGCAAAATAATTCGCCTGTGTACTGACACCTTCCGCATGAGAATGAGCTCCTTTTGCAGTTGTATTCAGCCCTTCCGCATGAGATTGTGATCCACTTGCTGTAGACCCCATACCTTCAGCATGAGCTCCTCCTCCTGATGCTGTAGTATTCTGTCCTTCAGAGTGAGCATTACCTACAGTAGCTTTAGTCTTATGACCTTCTGCATGGGATTCATTACCGATAGCCATATTTCCGCCACCCTCGGCATGAGCGCCATATGCTGCATAGTTGTTCACACCCTCAACGTGAGAATAAAAACCATCCGCAACATTGCCACCGCCCTCAGCCGAAGAATAAGCACCTAAAGCCATGTTGATTACTCCAACCGCAAATGCATTTTTGGTAATAAGCACAACACCGACATCGGGCTTATTATATACATGGAAGGTATAATCCGCAATGCCGCCGTCTGTGTCCTCATTTATAGCCGTAAATCCAAGACTATCCTCGGAATATGTAACAACATTGTTCACCACCGAAGCGATAGTTCCGCAATTGTTGTAGTGATTCTTGTTAACGATAGAGAATCCGTCTCCAACATCATAGGCAGGCGTAGCAAAAGACGTATCCGTATTATCTGCGGTCGATATCACAGGTACTACCTTTGTTTCGGAAAGATAAATCTTCTTATTAGTAAGGTCAATCGACTTGATATAGTAAGCCTTACACCCGACATGGTTATCACCATATGTCACGTTGCCGTACTTATCCTTGGAATATCCTCTTACATTCGCAACGCATCTATAATCCGGTTCCGGAAAAAGAGTAGCCTCGCCATTTCCATCTGCCAGGTACAAATCAACGGTAAAAAGACATCCACCGTCACTGTCAAACACAAAATCTCCGGTGGACATTTCTGATGTATCCACAGCTTTCGGCGCATTGTAACGCCGCCCGACTTCACAATCAAACGGTAAACCCAATGCCCTTACATGAATACCCGAACCGCCTTTCTCGCCTTTCTCGCCTTTTTCACCTCTGTCGCCCTTCTCGGCAATACAGAGCCACTTGTCGGTGTAAACCATAGGATTCTCACCTTTTGATCGCTCGGCAACAAGAACATAACTCGCCCCACCAAAAGCAACCTTGTTCCCACGAACATATTCCTTATAGGGATCAAACACTTCAAAAACATTTCTTGCATTTTCCGCCTTTGACACATCCTCATTGAGCTTTGCCAGATCCGTCATCGCTCCAACAAACATCGAATACTCCGGATCCCCGGCAACCTCATTGTCCGAAACAACAATTCCCGGCTCAACATTATAACGAAACCTCGCACTCGTCATCCTTGCATCCCCGGAATAAAAGTCGATAATTCCCACACAAAGCCCCGCAACAGCGGAAAGCCTCTCATCGGCAAAAGATAACTCCACAACAGCAGGGCAGAAGCACAGCACCGCCTGTACCGAAAGAGTAAGCGCAACCTTCATGCCGTCGCTTCTCTCTACTGCCACCGATACAGCGTCAACCCCGGTTATATCCGCACCCTTCCCGCTATCGTCAATCAGATGCATCCTCACGATCGGAGCCGTCTCACCGACTCTTATCCCGCGAAGCACCATGCCGTCATCCTTCTTGATCGGCAAAAGCCATTCAAATATTTTTTCCATAATAACCTCCGTAATATTAGGGGATAGGATTTAGGATATAGGATTTAGGGGATGATGATTCCTTCGGAATCTTCGATTTATTTAAAAAATACGGATTAAGTCGGAAGAACAAAATGATAGAATCAAGTAACATCTTTGATCATTTTTTCAATCAAATGAAAATTTGCGAAGCAAATTATCCTCCCCTATATCCTAAATCCTATCCCCTAAATCCTTTTCCACATCCAAACAAAACAGCGGCAGAAAGCACCGCCGCCTTCCACCGCCGTAATTCACTTTATATTGCTGACTCAAATACCGAGAGACTCGGTCTTCTTCTTGTATTCGTCCGAAAGCTCTCTCTGCATATCAGCAGCAGTCCTGTCCTGTTTTGCCGAATTGTCAAGAACTTCCTTGAACTTGCGCTTGATCATTACAGGCTCGCCACGCTTGATGATGCAGTTCTCACCGTTAACCGATACATATACATCATCACTGTACTTGCCGTTGTCACGGAAAAGCGTAACCTCCACAAGCTCTTCGCCGCGTGCAATAGCCGCCTTCACATCCTCGGATACAGCATCCGATACGGCAGGAATGCCTTTGCGTATGGATTCCGCTTCCTTCTTCGCATCCTCAATGATGCCGGCCGCAACTTCCTTTGCCGCCGCCAGGAGTTCTTCGATCTCCTTCTTCACAGCATCAACCTTTGCTTCCTTTTCGGATGCTTCAAGAGCCTCGTTCTTTACTTCCTTTGCCATAGTTTGTCACCTCGTCATTATCAGTTAGGCTCGTAAGAACCTGCCGCCGAGAAGCTGGATGCAGACTCAACTCTGACCATGTACTCCTCAACAAGTCTTTCCGCAGTCTTTGTAGCTTTCCAGCCCGCTGTCGCTCTCTGATCAAGAGGATCGGCGGTACCGGCAGAACCAAGCTGCTTGATGATGGTCTTAAGACCTCCGCCTTCGATCTCGGTAACACCGTAAGCATTCGCCCCAAGGAACAGCGTGCCGTATACACCGATACCGGAAGCACCTGCCTTGTCAAAGATCTTAGCTTCAGTTGTTTCAACGAATCTTACACCGTGGATCTTACCGATCTCACCCTCAAAGATGTTGGTCGAACCGGCATACTTGTTCGCTTCGATCCATTCCTCGTCACTCGTAAGATCGTAAGTAACGTCGGGATGAATGACCGCAACATAACAACCGCCTATCTTGGGAGCATTCATACGCTTGAGCTCTCTTGCCGCCATCTTTACAAGAGCACTTGTAAGCTTCATATCCGAACCGATAGCACTACGGGACGTCACACCGCCCGCATATATAACGTGAGTACCGCCGACCAGAACTTCACGGGTAATGGTATCAAGCGTAAGACCTGACTGATTACCGAGAAGCGTAACAGCCTCAACAAGATTGTTGTCAACAGCTGTAAGAAGAAGCATATCCGACAGCTGTACATAGTCACCGTACTGGGAAACGGTAGACTCAAGCGGTACAACCTCAAGACTTCTGCCGGATGGTGTCACACCTTCCTGGAGAGGTACCAACGCCTTGGGGAACGGCTTGTAACGCCTGAACTGAACGGTCTTGCCGCTACCCTTGGGAATAGGAACCTTCTGACCGAACTGATCATGCACCAGATTCGGCTGAGCATTGTCTATCAGAAGATCGCTGTAATATGTACGCATCTCCGCGGAAAGCCCCTCGGAGGTCGTAACATTTGTGTTGTCAAAAAGCCTAAGATATGGCTTGAATTTAAAGAGCTTCATATTATCATCCTTTCATAATTTACAGGACAATACGGCATCGTGTTCTATACTACAGAACAATCTTCTCTCCACGCCTTGCACGACGTGCGATCTCCGCTCTGTCCTCTTTAGTAAATTTGGATGGATCGCTCTTGACGATGGTCGCCGCACTGCTTCTGGCTCCCGCTTCGGAAGGTCTCATACCACGAGCTCTGATGTTATCGGTGACCTGCTTTCTGACAGCATCCGCCGTCACACGCATAGCACCGCTGACAATCTCATCATTGTGCACAACCTCAAAAGCCGTCTTAACATCAATACCGCTCTGCAAAAGTTTTAAGAATGTCGGATTCTGCGCCTCGGAATTCAAATCAAAACCCGGATAAAGCTCGGATAGCCTTTCCGCTTCGGCATTCCATCTCGTCATCCTCTCATTTGCGGCACGCTGTCTGTCAGCCGTTTCCTGTGCATTACGAAGAGCTTCGTTTTCCTTCTCAAGCTTCAGCTTGTACTTGTACTGCTCAACAGTCAAGCCCTCTGCATATGCTGCTTCCTCAAAGAACGAATCATCCTCACGTATCGCTTTGGTAAGAGCCGTGATATCATCGGACTTAACACCGTACTTTCCCGCAAGCAGACCGACAAGATCATTGGTATCAGTCTTGTATTTTTCAAGTGTACGCATATCGCGCGTACGCCTGTCAACAATACTTTTTACACGCTTGTTGAAAGCATCCTTGAACTCTCCTTTTATAAGAGCATCAAAGTCCTCATCACTACCTACCACAGCCTTTTCTTTGTTCGTATTGCGAACTTCGTTCCCGGCGACGGAACCGCCATTATCCCCGGAAGCTGTATCTTTTACCATACCCTGCGCATCGGTATCGGCATCCGCATTCTGCTTTCCGTAGATAACATTGCTGAGATCCTTTGCATTTCGCTCCGATCCCGCAACTTTGCTACTGCCATTTTCCGAGCCGGCGGCACTCGATGTTACGCCCGAACCCGCTCCGCCTTCATCAAAAAGCGAAAGCAAAGGTATGAACTTGTATCTATTCATACACAGTCCCTTTCAAAAGTTTATTTTACGAGGTCTTTCCCTCGAGTAAGTTCGCAGAGCGAACTTGTCAAGTTTTCTTCGAAAACTTGCGTATTGCTGCTCCGCAAAAACATTTTACTATAAATAAAGATTCAATGCGACATACGGTCTCAAGTTTCAACAACACATACATTGTCCGGATACGCATCCGCCAACATCATAAACGAACAAAGACAATACTCGAAAGCAAGCCCCGTTTTTATTCCTCCACGACAAGATATATGCCCGAACCCCGTCACAGGATCATACTCAACCAAAGGCTCAGAACCTATCGCATCAAGGTAATTTGCCAACGAAAAGAATTGCCCCGATAACGCCGCACAAACAATGTCATTACCCGGATTAAATCCCGCATGACCTTCCATCCGAAGATCAAACTTGCCCACAAACATCCCTCTCGAAAACTTATAAGAAATCTTCGTCATAGCTCTATCCCTTTTTCAACAATTTTGCATTTTGCACTTTACATTTTGCATTGCACGCAAAGCGCGCTCACACTTCAGTAGTCTTCGCCGTCATCTCCCGTGCCTTCTCCACATACCTGTTTTCCGGCACAGGATCAAGATTCACACCCTTTTCCGCCGACACAGGAGCCGAAGGCATCATCCCGGGCGTCGCATTCCCGACAAGAGCCTGCACCTGCTGCATCAACGCCATCCCGAACTCACCGCCGACAGAATTTGCAGCATTGACACACAGCTGAACCATCTGCATCATCTTATCCTGCAACGTCGCATTCTTTGACAGCGTGTCAACAAGCTTCTCCTTACCGTCAAAGGTCATCAGTTCCAACATCGGAAGCGTCATGTCAACCCTCGCAGGATCAAATACACCCAGATTCAAAAGGCTTACCGCAAGCTCATTCTGTGCATTCCTCTGATAAGAATTCTGCTTCTCGGCACTTATCTTAATGTCAAATACAGGCTCTCTCGAATACATCCGACCGTCAGCTCCCATGCTCTCGGAAAGACGTATATTCGAATTGTCATAGGAAATAAACTCCTCCTTGCCGCTTCCGGTTATTCTGAAGCTCCTTGTCTCATCATAGAATTGACGTATAAGCTCCAACACCATGTAGCAAATATTGCTGTAAGCCCTGTACGAACTCTTTACCATGTCACGGGATAGCTTTCCCGCCGCCTCCTGCAACGCCGCAATGCCGGAAGTGGTGGTGACGGAGCCTCCCATTCCCTGCGCATAAGACGTGTTACCGCTTGTCTCCTTCAGCTCGTCTATCTTATATTGCAATACCGAAAGAACAGCACCCGGAAGCGGCGCAACATCCAACTGACGCACGTGAGCCTCATCAAGACTTCCCTCAACCTCAATCATCTGATTGGTAAAATCAAGGAACACCTCCTTGTTTATCGCACTGTCCTTCTTCACAAGCCACCTGGGTGTCGCCGACATCATCGTGTTGTCAAGCATCGCACGATTGATCTTGTCAATGTACATCTGAGGATTCTTCGCAAGATCCACATACCCGAATCCGCAAGGGCTGTCCTCGTTGGGGAACAGCACATCAAACACAAAGGGATACATACCGTGATCATAGTACCCACGCTCCGCATAATTCGGATCATTCTCCGAAGCATACAGAACCGTCTCCCCGACAAACTTGCAATAATGCACAACCTCACGGCTTCCGACTACCTTCTTGTAGTACCAGTCAATAACAACACTCTTCCCGCTGTTGTCAATACTCTCATCGTGCCGATACTCCGCAAGATCAAAGCCCAAAGCACCACCGCCAAGCTTCCCCTCAAGCTTCGGATAACGACTTTTCAGCACATCTTCGTCATACACTTCCACCGAAAAAAGATTCCTCGACTTCTGCACATCACGTATACCCGGCTCCCAGAAGAGATTCAGCAGCTCCACTCGACGCACATCAATGTCTCCCAATCCCTTCTCAAGACTGTTCTCCCAAAATACTCCGTAAACGCACGCACCGTTCTTCAGCTTGTACCAGCTGTTGTCACTGTACACCTGCTCAAACTCACGCCTCTCAAGAATAACAGGTATGATCGCCGATAACGTCCTCGCATCAGGTCTGTCACCTTCCTCTCTCGGCAACACATTCGGACACGGAAAGTTGTCCATACAATCCGCGTGCTTGTTGATAATAACATTGAAAAGCCACGCCGATGAAGGCTCCGGAGACACATCATCCTTCTTCCTCAGAAATTCCCACTGCCTCATCTTGAACCAACGCTCATTCTCGATAATATGCTTCTCAAGATTCACCTTGCCCGCCTTATACTTCGTCAGCACCTCGTAAGCCTTCTTAACCTCTTCGGATCCGATCTTCACCGAAGCACTCTCTACCTCTTTAACTCCAAATTCCATATTAACCCCCGAAAATTCTTAATTCAAATAATATACCCATACCTATCCAACCTCGGTTCCTTCTTCATAAGATCCAGAGGATCCTCCGCTATCTTAGGTCCGATATTGTCCGCACTCCTTCTTGCCGCAATAGGCCGCGCCATGCAAACATACCTCCACTCGTCATAAATATGATCCTCGGTATCGGTATCAATGTCCTCAACGTGCTTCTCACTGTAAACAAGATTCGGAACGGTACGAATAAACCCACGGCACGTATCAAACACATAAAACATCGGAATACCCTTTTCATCAAAGGCAAGACGATAGTGACATTGCATCTTACCGGCAAGTCTCGTGTTGTCTCCCGGCTCAAAATATACCCCCTGCCGTGCCATCATCGCCGCTATACTCTCACCCCTGGACTCGTCAAATATAGACGGATCGCATATCCCGAATATGTGCCTGCCCTTGAGATTTATATCTGTATTCTCTATCTCACGGATCTTGCGTGCTATCTCATCGGGATTCAGCTTCACACCCTCATTCGGCGTATTTGTACATCCGTAATACTCACGAATGCGATAAATCCTGCCGTCATAATCAACAGCATACCATCCCACCGAAAAGGGCTTCGCATATCCGAAGTCAAAGCCACGGTATATCCTCCAGTCCTTCGGAACCTCAAAAGGCACGATAACATGACTCCATTTCCTTGTCCTGTACCCCTCCGGATTGTTTCGCCATTCCGAGAATACCTGCCCGGAAAAGCTCTCCCAGTCTCCGTACATAAGTGCCTTCCTCTCAGCCTCCGGCAAAAGAGCAAGATTCGCAACATAATTCGGATCATTTGAAAGCAACGCCTTGTTATCAAAGACGTTAGCCGGAACAAAACACCTCGTCCTCTCAATCTCCCGCATTCCACCGTTACCATCGGGAACGGTCACCCTCTCGGATACGGTCTCCAGGGGCCTTGCCGCATCAATAAACCTCTTCTTTACCCAGCCATGCCCGACACCGCCGGGATTTGCCGTAGATCTTATATATACCCTCGTTCCCGGTCCGTTCGCACGATTACGGGAGTAAAGATAGCTGTACTCCTCATATGTAAAATGCGTAAGCTCGTCAAAGGCTATAAAATCGTAAGCCTTACCCTGATAATTGATCTTGTCCGACGCATGATGCATAGATCCGAATACGATCTTCGCCCCACTCGGAAAGCTCCAGACGTGCTTTGAATCATTGTACCTGCACCCGGGCACAACCCTCGGATATAAATTCTGACTCTTCTCAATAAGCTCCGATAACTGCGGATAAGTCTTACGAAGTATAAGCCCCTTGTAATGCGGAATATGTACCTGCCGTAAACCTTCCACTATAAGAGCATCCGACTTTCCACCACCCGCAGCTCCACCGTAAAGCACCTCATACTCAGACCTCGACATAAATATCCGCTGCTTTTCCTGCGGCTTCCATATTACATTCATCCGGCACCGCCTTCCGAATCTCCGGATCCCGATACCGCCGAAGGCTCTTCATCCACAACCGGCAACAATACAACACCCGTCTCGGAAGTATCACCGCCACCGACAAACGCCCGACTCTTCGCAATATCAAGCCTCTCCCGTGCCAGTTCAATCCCACTCTTCTCCTTCTCGGAAAGTATCCCGTAAAGCGACCTCTTTGACCTCTCAAGCTTCGAAAGCGCATCCAGAGCATCATTTATACGCCCGAAATTGTATCGCTCCTTGCCGTCATCACATAACGCAAGGAACTGCTCGGGATGCGAAACAGCTACTTGCAAAATATCAGAAATCGCCTCCGCAATCTCAATTTCTTTCGCCAGCTCCTTCGCCTTCTTGACAACGATTTTTTGTTCCGCTTTTGTCACAACTTTTTTTCGATGCTTCTTTCGCTCCTTCGCCCACTTGCCCTTCACACCCATTTTTGAAAGGCTGGAAAAGCTCACTTTGTACTTGTCCGCAAGGTCTCTGTAAGACACATCACTTGTCACATATTCCAGCTTTATCTCGTCCCAATTCAAAGTCTTATCACCTCGCTTTTACAAAAATTCTATCATCTATGTCACAAAATTTCGCCCGACGGTCTTGCCGCACAAAAATAAAAACGCCCGAAAGGTTTAACTCTCAGACGTTCTCTCGTACTCACTCAAGCCTTTTTGACTCTCTTTCTGACGTAGATATACTCCCCGTCATTCTTCACCCAATCGACCTCAAATTTACCGAAAAACTCGCACATTTTTTTGACCTCAATTTTTGCCTCTTCATCGGGGCTGAATTTCAGCGCAACACTGGAAAGATATCCGCACATCATCTCAAGACTTTTTATCTTCGCCTGAAGATGCCCTATCTGTAAGCGCAAACTCTCGTTTTCACGAGCATTAGCCTCGGCAATATGCTGCGCCGCCCGTATCTCTCTCTGTTCCTTTGACATTTTCATATCATCCATCTCCTTGTACATCTTCAGAAGCTCGCTCGCCCACGGACATTTTTTGTAATTCTCCATGCTTTCGCAATACTCCCGTATGTGCCGCCTTTTTTTCTTCTTGTCCGGAAACTGTCGGATGCAGTCCTCACAGCTGATACTGTTCCTGGAATCCGAATTATAAAAAGGACAAACCACATAGAACCCCATCCGACACACCTCCGTGCGAAAAAATCCGCAAAGCGGATTTATTTCATGGAACAATTCGCAAAGCGAATTTTCCGCCTCACACTAAATCAATACATCAATTTTACACCAACCGCCCGAAATATTCGCCCGACGGTACACATCTCAAAATGTGACAGCAATATTCAAAACCGCCGCCGCAAACCAGTACACGCACATTCTCCAATTCCCGGAAGGAACGTACATAATTCCCGCACAGATCTGTAGCACAATAAGCAATAGCGGAAATACCTTGTCAGATCTCATCTTTATCCTTTCTGAAAGACACGATCCCTATCAGCTTCCCACACCTCTTGCAGATCCTGTAATTCCTTTGCCACTTATGCTTACCCTTCTGCTTTTTCACAACAACAAACCCTCTCTCATCCGGCTTGTGAAATCCTAACCTACAAAGCAAATTTTTCATCCGTTAGCTCCTTTCAAAAAATCCGATTTTTTAGCCATACAAAGAGCATCTTTCGGAAACTTAAACTTATCATCATTCTCGCATTGATGTAAATATTTGCACATATTACAAATCCCGCTGATGACTGCCCATCGTACTGCCAAGCCTTCTGCAATCTTTTCCGCCGAATCCGGCTTGTCAAAAATCACAATATTGCTTTTCATTCACTCACCGCCTTTCAACGCCCACTTTGTATATCTTTTTCTTCCGTCAAGATACTTCGGCTTAATTGTCCACCTCTTAACGATTCCGTTTTTAACCTTTGAAATGGTTGAATAAAAACTTGAAAATGTTAAACCCATCGCTTTGGCACAATCTCTCGCCTCGCCGTCAACGATTACAACCTCGTCCGTTTTGTTGTTCCAAACGGTGTAAACGATAAAGCTTCTCGTATTCTTGCCTTTGCAATGCAACACCGTGGGTGATATACGTTCGGTCATCATTCCGCACCGCCTTTCTCTCCTTCATTGAGTAAATCAATAATCTGCGAAAACAAATTGATAACCTTTGCATAATTACGCAAACGGCTACCGCTTGCCCTTATTGATATTCCTCTTTCCTGTGGGTGTCTAACAGAAATAGAAAACTCAATATCTCCGTCGTCTCTCTGCACCATTGTCAATGTGTTTGGTTCTTCATACGAAGTATTATCGGAAACAAATTTGCATATTTTTCGCATTTCAAACACCACCTTTCTCGCTCATACATGTTTATCCTTCACCCTGCAAACCCCAAACACCGGACACCCAACACAACTGTCCTGTGCAGATCTCAACCTCTCAAAAGTACACTTCCCTTTCATCGCAAGCCTCTCCAACTCATCCGCACGCCTCATCTGCAAATACACACCCCACCCGGACACATCACTGTACTCACATTTGATTCCGAAATCAATGCTCGTAATAACCCATCCCGGATACTTCTTCTCCCAGAAAGCCCTGTCGCCGCATCTCTCGGTCGCAAACCTGCGAAGATTCTCCCTGCTGTACTTGTCATCGCTCAGCTTATAATAAGGCTTCACAAGCCCCACAGACGCAGTCCACCTCTTACTTGCCGAGCCTTGACGACATAAATACGTCGCAAGCGGCACAAGCGCAGACTCACCGGAACCGTCAATAACATCGCAATTACAACGCCCGATCTTCTTCCCACGAACTTCACCTGCACGCCTCGGCTTCCTCCAAAGATCCTCAATAACCTCCCTGGATATCCCCGAGCATGACAAAACAATGTGATGATGTACCCTGCAAGGCTCTCCTGTCTTTGAATTTACAACAGATGTCACAATCACATACTTCGGTCTCGGAAGTCCGGTTCTCCTTGCATGATCACATATACGGCGAATGTAACGTCTTACTTCCTTTGCGGCAATATCCTCATTCTCCGGCAGATTCTCACGGTTATATGTACAGGTAATGTGATAGTCGCCGTCCCGGAAATTACAATTGAGCAGCTGAAGAAAATACCTCTTGGACTTCTTGTCATTAAGATTCTTCTGCTTGGGCGAACTCTCGGTATGCCTCTTGGCACGTGAACGCCTTGTCACCGCAACCTGCCTACCTGTCATATTGTACAGATCCACTTCCATGTAATTGTCACCGCAGAACGTTCGCTTCTCACGAACGAAAGTGTCACATCCCATTGTCTTACCTCATTCCTCAAGTGTTATTGAACTTCTACCCGGTAGCTTGCGAGAGACAAGCGGGGACACCCCTCTTTTCTCCCGCCCCTCTTTTTTCCCCGAAAGCATTATAAAAAAGGATAGTATAACGTCGAGTTATTAATACCATTTACAAGCTCCCAAACGAGACCGAAGCCTCGTTTTAAAAAAATACGCCGACAGTATAAAACCATCGGCGTATCTCATATGAGTATCATCCTCTCAATTCAATTAAAAAGAACTACAACTTCTTCTCCCGGTATCCAACGATCCGGTTGTTCGTTCCTATTATACTTCTTATATAATTTTTGTTATCAAATACATCAATATCCCTTCGCCGCCCTTCCGTTATCGCAAAAACCTCAAATGCCCCTCTCTGCGACTCCGTAAGCCCCGCATCGGGACGTATCCCGTTCGCTTCCTTAAACTCATCAAGAAGTTTCCTCACAGGCGGATGCGTCAGATTAAGCCTGTATCTCGACGGCCCGGTCATACAATCATCCTCCCATAAAACACACCGCCCCTTGCCTTGCTGTTCCCCTTGCGCCAACGCTCACGAACAATCGCAATACTGCTCATCTCTTTTGACGATGTTGCATCAAGTATCCTGTTAACATCCTCGACTGTGGTTCTGAACACATACGCCATAACCTCAATAAGATAATCCTTAGGCGCGGTATCCTGTAATATCAATACATACCGTCGTATGATCTTCTCATCCTGCTTTGATACTTTATAATCGTTCAGCTTCTGTATATACTCAGCAGTACACACTGCGGCATATCCGAAGTCCTTGCGTTCTTTGTACTTTTTCTTTTTCATATATTCTCCTCAAGAAATTCTGCGATACACCTGCGGCATATATCCGTATCGGTACCGCGGCTACATTCACAGGAGCTTGCAGCATTCTCTGTAAAGAAAGGTTCAAGACTCTCATCATAACCCTCTCCCTTAATGTCAACCCTCTCGGGACAAAAGCCACCCTTTAAAAGCAGCTCCCTTATGCCGTCTCTCGACATTTCCCTCATATATGTATACTTATCCATGTTATTCCTCCAACATCTTCCGTATCTTTTCTATATCACCGAGCGCACGACTAATCAGCATATCATACATCCGACAACAATCCGCAAGCTCGTTTTCCGAGGTCTCATGCAGCTCACACCACTGTATTCCCGCATACTTCGCCGTCTTAAGTATCAGCTCCGCATCGCAAAGCATAGCTTGCGCATCCTCACATTTGTTCCACGTTTCAAGAAACCGAGTATACAAATCATTGTACATTTCGGTCGTAACATCATCGTCAACACTTTCGGATCTGCACTCTTGACATTTCTCATTCTTCATGCTATAATTATCTACAGAAGAATCGACTTCCACATCAGATTTCTTCTCCGAGTCTTTGACATCTCCCAATGTCAGAGGCTCTTTCTTTTTACCTTCATCAACACTGTTGATGATCTCATCAAAATCCTTCTCGCATTCTTTCTTGCGTTCCTTCCCATACGCCGGGAGCATATCTCTGTTCCGCCTCTTGAAATCCGCAACAGCTTGAGTCTTGCATCCGAGCTGCTTTGCAATCTCCGTATTGCCCATTCCCTGCGCCATATAAGCCTTTAACCTGAATACCCTGTCCTCAGTCCAGAAGTTTTTCTTTTCCTTCCACCTGACCGCAAGAATACGACTAACATCCTCTTCCCGAAGGCCAAACAGATCCGCTGTTCTTGCAAGTGCATCCTTATCCTTGACCGTATCTCTCCAATAGGTCCGCACCTCATCCTTCAATTCTTCCGTGATCTCAACACTCATACCTTCAATTCTCCTTCCTTGTACCTTCCTATGGCCGCATCATATCTTTTCTTTATAATCTCCGTGATCTCCTTCCCGAGCTTCACCGCCTCATCCTTCGTAAAGAACGTATCCGGACTGTCACCTTTACAAACGCAAAGCCTTCCGACTATCGTTCGCTCAAGCAAAAACGAAGCTCCGATGTTTACAGTAAATCCCTTCAACAGTCCTTCTTCATTAACATAACAAATACAACGTCCCTTCAGCTCCTCCGGCTCGGTCACATGCTCGATATACCCGGCAACCATTTTCTGTAACACACGAAAATGCTCTTCGTCATTCCGGCATTCTTTCATAGCACTGCAATCAACAGCTACAATCTCATTACTTCCCGGAGTAATTCCAATCAAATAACACCTCTCGTTATTCACGATATAAACCTCCTATTATCCATATAACAACATCCGGCACAGCCATACAAACGCCGACAATAAACATCCTCGCGGCAAAAGCCATATCATTCTCGACCGAAGCTCCGCCGATAAACAGCACAACCACCGCCGCCAAAAGTAGCACCTTTGCAATGAGCTTTATAATCAATTCCATCATTGTTTTACCTCTCCGTTATGTATAACCGATTTTGAAGTTTGTTCTTCATCAACCTTCACAATCTCATACTTAAAAGGAATAAGCCCGAGATCATTCATAGCCGTATTCAGATCCCTCATAAAGATCCTCGCCTCACATACCGTACTAAAATTCTGCGTAAAAGTAACCCCCGGCATTATCTCGATCTTATACATTACTCTTATCCTCTCTGCCCCGATAATAACACTTCGGACACTGATAACCGGTCCCGCGAAGCCGAAGCTTCTTGGTTATATTCCAAAGCTTACCGCAGGTTCTGCACCTTGCGTACCTCAATCCGCCAACCGTGAACGACTTCGCTCCTTTCGAATTTTCTTCCGCGATCCGAAGCTTTTCCTTGAAGGTCATTTTTCTTCCTCCTTCACTTGCTTCTTGATCGCTTCGATCTCTTCCTCCCGAAGCTCCACAAGTCTCTCACGGCATTTGACTATCTTTCTCTCTGCATTCCTCTTCGCAGTCAATACCTTAACCGCCTCCGCCTTGATCTCCGCCAACGTTCTCATGTTTCTTTCTCCTTTCATTTTAACTTGCTTGTAACTTGCTACAGCGTGCTGTCTACCGCCTTTTTCTTTCTCCTTTCTTATTTTTAATTTGCTCGTAACTTGCTACAGTGTGCTACCTGCCCCCTGTTTCTTTCTATACTCAAGAAACTCATCAAGCAACCAGTCAATAACCTCATCCGCAGGCTCAACGCTTATTTTGTCACCGACATTATGGAGATTTTCGCTTTGCGAAAACTCCGCGTCACCCGCAACAAAATCCACCGCCTCACCGGGCGAACCGTCAGCATTCCTGTAGACTATCGTTCCGCAACGCATATTACTCCTCCTTTCTATATCGTATAAGTTCATCAATAGAGCAATTGAGAACTTCCGCAAGCTTTGGCAAAAGCTCTATCCTCGGAGCACTCAAGCCGACTTCCCATTGACTAATCGCCCCCTGCGTTACATTCAACTTTTCTGCCAACTCCAGCTGACTAAGTTTAGCCTTGACTCTGAAATGCTTAATATCCACTCTATTACCTCCTTTTTTGATAATAGTATCACTATTATAATAGCACCACTATTTGATAATGTCAATAGTATTTCTATTAATTTACACTTATTTTATATTTTCTATTGACAAATATTAGTATCGCTAATATAATTGAATCAAAAAGAGGTGAAACCAATGAAAAATATTAAGATTTTAAGAAAAGAATCAGAATTAAGCCAGGCAGAATTTGCAGCTCTGTTCAATGTTCATCAGACAGCCGTCAGCCAGTGGGAACAGGGAAGGACTGTACCCGATATAGATACGGCAATACGTATTGCAGAAAAATTTGAAGTAAGCCTCGAATTTGTACTTGATAAAACCGATTTCAGACAAGAGTCTGCCGATACCTCAAAACCTTCTTCCGGTATTAAGATCCCCGTATACGGCAAAGTCGCCGCAGGCATCCCGATAGACGCAATAGAAGATATCATTGATTACGAAGAACTCAGCGAAGAAATGGCAAGCCACGGCGAATACATCGCCCTTCAGATAAAAGGCGACAGTATGGAACCAAAGATCAGCGAAGGTGATGTGGTTATAGTCAGACTCCAGTCCGACTTCAACAACGGCGATACGGTCATTGTCCTGGTCAACGGCGACGAAGCAACATGCAAGAGAATAAAAAAGACTCCCGAAGGAGTCATGTTAATATCAACAAATCCGAATTATGAGCCCATGTTCTATTCCAAAAAAGAAGTAGAGGATCTCCCCGTAAGAGTCCTCGGCAAAGTCATAGAGCTCAGAGCTAAGTTCTGATGAAGCACGAAAGAGGAATACACAAATGAAAAAAATCCTGCTCCTGATGCTATCAGCTTTCATTTTGATATCATGCTACAGCAAGCCCGAAATAAGCGATGATTATATTTATAAATACGACGAAGAAGAATTGGAAGAATATGTAAGGTATTATTCAGATGTATTTATCCACGAGGATGATATAGACGATTATATCAATGACTACAAGGATGAATACATTCACAAGGACAAAATATCGGATTATATTGAAGGTAATCTGGCCGAGTACGTTCATGAAAATGAAATAATATATTACATAAATGAAAACCTTGACGATTATATTTGCGTGGATGAAATAGAAACTTATATCGAAGAATGTACAGACTACATCCTGATAAGCAACTCTCAGGAAACAGAACTCATAAACATCTTCCGGTCTCTATCGGAAACAGATAAATCAAAAGCCCTGCTGTACATAGCAGAGCTTTACGAGTAAAATATAAAGGACACAAAAATGAACGCAGTAATCTACGCCCGCTTCTCCAGCACAGCCCAGCAGGAACAATCCATCGACGGCCAGGTGCGTCACTGCACCGAGTTCGCCGAAAAGAACGGATATAAAATAATAAATACCTATATCGACAAAGCCCTCTCGGGCAGAAACGATAACCGCCCCGCTTTCCAGCAGATGATCTCCGACAGTTCAAAAGGCACATTCCAATATGTCCTTGTCTGGAAGTTCGACAGATTCTCCCGAGATAGATTCGACAGCGCAATTTATAAATCAAAGCTCCGCAAGAACGGTGTCCGTGTAATATCAATTACGGAAAACGTCGGCGACGGCATCGACGGTAACCTCATCGAAGCCATCTACGAAGCAATGGCCGAGAACTATTCAAGACAGCTCTCCCAGAACGTCGTCAGAGGTATGCGCGAATCAGCTCTTCAATGTAAAAGTGTCGGAGGATCCGTGCCCTTCGGTTATAAGATCGAGGATAAAAGATATGTAATAGACGAGGAAGCCGCAAAGATAGTACGTTATATCTTTGAAGCTTATGCCTCCGGTAAACGCAAATGTGAGATCGCAGAGGAACTCAATTCAAAAGGATTCCGAAACTCGAAAGGGGAACCCTTCAAAATGCAGTCCCTCTCAAAAATGTTTACCAACCGAAAGTATATCGGTGTTTATAAATACGGTGATATCGTTATCGAAAACGGATTCCCGGCAATAATCTCAAAGGAATTGTTTGAAAAATGCGCAGACCGTGCCGTCAAGAATAAACATACAAGCGGCCACGCCAACGCAAGAGTAACATACCACCTTGCCGGCAAAGCCTATTGCGGTCATTGCGGTGCACCGCTCACCGGCGACGCAGGAACCGGCAGAAGCAATATGTATTATTACTATTCCTGCTCCGGCAAAAAAAGACACCTCGAAGGATCTTCAAAGTGCCCTAAAAAAAGAGAGTCAAAGGATATACTCGAAGCATATGTGGCGGAACAAGCAATCAAATATTTCACGGACAGAGAGAAAATATTCGAAATAGCCGAAAAGGTCGTCAAAGCCTTCGACAGATCCAAAGACGAAAAAGAAAAGATCTCCGAAGTCGAAAAGGAGATCCGTACCATCGACACCGAAATAAACAACCTTGTTAATTCACTTTTGAATATCACAGCTCCGGCACTGATCAGAAAAGTAAATGAAAGATCCGAACAGCTGGAAAAGCAAAGAGCAGAACTGTCGGAAAAACTCGTCATGCTGAAACTCAACTCAAAAGTATCAAGCATAACCGCCGACGAATTCGCCGAATGGATCCTCACCTTCTGTGACGGAGACCTTGACGATAAATCATTCGTCGCCAAGATCCTCGACAAGCTTGTCCACAAAGTATTCATCTACGACGACAAGCTTCTCATATACTACAACATAAAGGATTCGGAAGAAGTAACCTACTCAAAAATGCTCCTGGATATAAGTGGTTCTACAATTGACGCAAGTGGTAGGCCAAAAAATGCTGCCCCGCTTTTCAGTGAGACAGCTTCTTTTGTTATATACAAGTTATAAATCCGGAAATATATTCAAAGGGAAAAATGACGTAAATTATTAACCCGAGGTTGTTTTTTCTTCTTGCTTTTTCCTTAATGTTGTGATATAATGATGTAAGATGCTTGGTGCGAAGCCTAATATTCTTTCTGCGGTTGAATAATCCGCTTACTAACGGTAAAAATAGTATAGGAAAAATTTTACCGAAGCGGAGGCTGAAATATTGATAAAAGGTTGTTCAAGACATGTGATCGTGCTTAAAAACACGGAAAGTGACCTGTTTGAGGAAGCATACTTCATAGTACGTCCGAAGGGATGCGAAAGAAAACGAGATGACCTTCTGCTGGAGGCAAATCGGATAATACGAGCAAAAAGCGGATCGGGATATGAAGTCGGGAAAAGGCATAACGGAAGGCTGCAGCTGATAGTCGGCTTTGTGCTCGGGATCATTGCGGCTGTTCCGACATCTTATCTTGCTTTCAATGTATGGTTTTAG